TTAATGGGAAACAATTCGACAGATTTCTTCCATTCTCGACCTGTAGAATATTCAAAAAAATCACAAACATTTGACCTAGATAGCGTATTTGCATGAAAAAATATTATTGGAACAACGAAACTTCGCAGCAGATTTTAAACAGAGGATACCTTGATGGCGAAAGCTTGATTGGTAGGGTATTGAGTGTGGGAGAGTCTTTTCAGAAAGACTTTGTTTCTCGCGCCCCTACCGAACACAAAGGAAAATTTTCTGACTTATGCGAGAAGTTTGAGCATTATATGTCTCTCGGTTTTTATTCCCTGTCCAGTCCTGTATGGGCTAATTACGGCAGGGATAGAGGGCTACCTGTTTCTTGTAACGGAGTTTATGTACCAGACACAATGGAAGGTATACTAACAAAGCAGTCTGAAGTGGGAATGCAAACCAAGCATGGAGCTGGCACTTCTGGCTATTTTGGAGAATTAAGAGGCAGAGGAGACAGCATCAGTACTGGAGGTAGCTCTTCTGGAGCCGTCCATTTTATGGAGCTTTTTGACAAGGTTACCTCTGTTGTTTCTCAAAGCAGTGTCCGCAGAGGATCTTTCGCTGCTTATCTACCAGTTGATCATCCAGATATTGAAGAGTTTCTTCGTATCAGATCTGATGGTCACCCTATTCAAGATTTGTCATTTGCTGTGACAATTACAGACGACTGGATGGAGGGCATGAAAAATGGTGATATTGACAAGCGCAAGATTTGGGCTAAGATTGTTCAGAAGAAATTTGAGTCAGGGTATCCTTATTTGTTTTTTCAGGACACAGCTAATAAGAATGCTCCTCAGGTATATAAAGACAAAGACATGAAAATATATGCGTCTAATCTTTGTAATGAAATTTCTTTACCATCTAGCCCAGGAGAATCTTTTGTTTGTTGCTTGTCTTCACTTAACTTGGAGAGATGGGATGAAATCGTTGAGACAGACGCTATAGAAACTATGGTTTATTTCCTTGATTCTGTAATGGAGGAGTATATAAACAAAACAGAGGACATTCCATACATGGAGTTTGATCACGACTTTGCAAAGCGTCATAGGGCTTTAGGCATGGGAGTTCTTGGTTGGCATTCTTATCTTCAGAGCAATATGATCTCGTTTGAGAGTATGGAAGCTAAAATGAAAAATGCAGAAATATTCAAAACAATTAGAGAAAGGGCAGACAAAGCCACCAAAGAATTGGCAGAAGTTTTTGGTGAGCCTGAAGTTCTCAAAGGTTACGGTCGTAGAAACACAACAACAATGGCTGTTGCCCCAACAACAACTAGTTCTCTTATCCTTGGTCAAGTTTCTCAAGGCATTGAACCCACTGTGAATTACTATACCAAGAACTCAGCTAAAGGTAAATTTACAATCAGAAGCCCTCATCTAGCAAATCTATTGGAATCAAAGGGTAAAAATACAGAAGAAGTTTGGAAGTCCATTCTTCATAATGATGGATCGGTTAAGCATTTGGATTTCTTGAGCGATCACGAAAAAGATGTATTCAAAACTTTTGGAGAGATTTCGCAAAAAGAAATTGTAATCCAAGCTTCTCAACGCCAAAAGCATATTGACCAAGGTCAGTCTTTGAACTTAATGATTCATCCTAAAGCCTCTCCAAAAGAAGTCAGCGAACTTATGATTTTTGGTTGGGAAATGGGTCTTAAAGGATTTTATTATCAAAGAAGCATGAATCCTAGTCAAGAATTAGCTAGATCCATTATGAATTGTACATCTTGCGAAGGTTGAGATTTCATTTTTTTAAAATTTTAGTGTAATCAATTAACATAATGGAATACGATTTTTCAGACCAAGCAAAAAAATTTTTAGAGAGCCAGTCAGCTAAAAGACCTGGACCTAAAAGCGGCGCTCAGACACCTTCCAAAAAAAGTGAAAAGAAAGAAGGATCTAGCAAAAACGAAAAAGGAAGTGCTGGTAAGGACGGCAAAAAAATAACATTTTCTGATAAAGTTATTGTTGCCCTAAAAAATAAAGTTAAAGAGCATAACGAAAAACATTCCAAAAAAGTTACTCTAGGTCAACTTAAAAAAATCTATCGTAGAGGTGCTGGTGCTTTCAGTTCTTCTCATAGACCTGGAAAGACCAGAGGTCAGTGGGCTATGGCTAGAGTAAACATGTTCCTGAAAATGGTGCGTGGCGGAAAAGTCAAAAAGTCTTACAAAGCTGCAGATAGTGATGTCGCTAAAGGTTCTGAAGATTACTTTATAGAAAAAGTAGATGATGCTTTTTACAAATTTGAAGATATCGATTTTCAACTTGCAAAAATTGATTTAGTTAAAGCTGGCATTGAAGTATGGGAGCAAAACCAAGAAGCTGAAGAGCTTGAGTTTACCGAAGCCCAAAAGAAGACACTAAACAAACCTTTCAGACTTAAAGATGGAAAGAAAAAATTTGGTGTTTATGTCAAGAACCCTAAAACTGGTAATATAGTTATGGTTAAGTTTGGAGACCCGAACATGGAAATCAAAAGAGATGATCCTGATCGTCGCCGTAGCTTCAGAGCTAGACACAAGTGTGATACAGCTAAAGATAAAACGACACCTCGTTACTGGTCTTGCAAGATGTGGAGCAAGAAGCCTGTAAATAAATCTGTTTCTTCAGAGGTTATCGAGTGGGATGAAGAGGAAGTTTTGAGTGAGTGGGGTTGGGATGAGTCATCTGTTATTGACAATGATGATTATTTCCGTGGTTATGAAGAGTTAAAAGATGTAAAGATTATTGAAGAAGACGGCGTGTGATGTATAATAATACATGCCCGAATCTCCCCGTGTAAGCATTTTAACTTCAGTTTATAACTCTTCTGAGTTCTTATTTGATTTCTTTCTAGATGTAAAGAAACAAAGCATTTTCTCTGAATGTGAGGTTTTAATTTTAGACGCTAATAAAGATAAAGATTCGGAAGATCTGAGTATAATCTCTAAGTTTTCTGATCTACCCAATATAAAATACTTTCATCTTGGCGAGTGTTCTGTTTATGAAGCTTGGAATAAAGGGGTGCAGCTTTCTCAGGCTCCAATTATAACCAATTGGAATACTGACGATAGGCGAAAATGGAACTCTTTAGAGTATCAGGTTAAATTTTTAGAAGATAACCATGATATCGATCTGTGTTACGGTTCACTCAAAGTAAGTAATACAAAAAATGAAAACTTTGAGGATTGTAAAACAAATAGGTTATGGACTACCTTAGACGGTACCACTGAAAACCAATTAAAACACAATTCTCCTCACTGCTTACCTGTTTGGCGTAAGCGTGTCCATGATAAATTCGGTCTGTTTAACGAACAATATTTTAGTGCTTCAGACTACGATATGTGGTTTAGGATTTTAAAAGGAGGTGGAAAGCTACAAAAGCTAGATGAGGTTGTTGGCGTTTATTATGAAAACCCTAATTCAATTTCCAGGAACAGATCTACGTATGAAAAAGCTATAAAAGAAGTTCAACTAGTAAAAAGTTTTTATAAGTAATGAAAAAAAAAGCTATAGTTTATTTATTAAACAATAACACAAAAGACATCCTAGACTTTAGGTGTTCTATACCGCTACTCTTAAAAAATTATCTCTACTATTACAAACATGATGTTGTTTGTTTTTATGAGAATGATTTCCCAGAATCTGAAATTAATTACTTAAAATCACTATATGGTAATTTTTTAACATTTGTTAAGACAGAATTAAGAAAACCAGAATATTCAGAGGAGATAGAAAAAGAAATACCAGAGTTTTTTCCTCACCCAGACTTCCCAAACAGTAGAGGTTTCCCTATGGGTTATAGGAATATGTGCAGGTTGTTTTCTGGTGAAATTTTTAAAAAATCAATACTTTCGGAATACAGTTATATCTGGAGGCTAGATACTGACTCTTACATTCTTGCGCCAATTACCCAAGATGTTTTTGATTCTATGGAGCAAGCAAAGTCTCCTTATGGTTTTATAAATATACAAAACGATCATCCAGGGACTTGTGTAGGCTTGTGGGATAAATGCGCTGAATACTTTAAAGAAACAAATCCGTCTGCGTTTAATGAAGAGAATGAGAAAAAAATAGGAAGAAAAGTTTTTTATACAAATTTTGAAATTTTTGATATGGAGTTCTTCAGATCAAAAGAATACATGGATTTTTATAATTTTATAGATGAATCTGGTGGTATTTACACAAAAAGATGGGGCGATCACATAATTCGATTTATGGCGATGCATGGACTAAAAAGGATTCAAGACTGTTTATTCTTTAAAGATATTCATTATTATCATAGTGATTTTTATCACGACAAAATGACAACTGAAAATTTCTGATGAATTTCGTCCTAGTACATATTGGAGAGGATCTTCCAGATTACATCTCATCAAATTTATATTCGTTATCTCGTTTAGGTTTTGATGTTCATTTTATATGCGATAAAAAAAACATACCTAACGTAGCTCATCAAGTTAAATGTACAGATATTGAGTCTTTCAACTTACAGAGTAACCATTACAAAGTAAACAAGACTGGGAACTCAAATCACGATAATTTTCTAACAAAGACATCCTTAAGATTCTTTATATTATCTGAATATTCAAAGCTAAACAATCTTAAAGATTTTTTTCACGTTGAAAACGATGTGTTTATACTAAGCCCCGACTGCATCGAAAAAACTTCTCAGTTTTTACTCGAGAGTGATTTTCACACAAGCTTAGTTATGGATTGTGATAATAGATGTGTCCCTTCAATAGTTTGGTTTAGGGATCACCAAAGTTGTTCTAAACTTTGGGATTTTATTTGCGAAGACAATCAAAAGACCGATATGGAATTGCTATCCGATTACTTCAACTCTAATAAAGATTGCGTTATAAATTTCCCAATAGCTCCTCCTGGTTACAAAAAAGGAGGCTTAACAATAGATTACTCAAGTTTTTTCAATAAAGTCGATTGCGTTTTTGATGGTGCTGCTATAGGTCAATATTTATACGGTATAGATGATGGTAATGGAGGTCAGAACTCTAAAGGTTTTGTCAATGAAACTAGTATATTAAAGCCTTGTGATTTGTCTTTTTTTAAAAATGAGGAGGGTCAGTTGACATCATCTTTTGAAAATCAAAATTTCTCTGTAGCAAACATACACATGCACTGCAAACGAAATTATAAATATTCACCGTGATGGATTTTATTTGTGGCAATAGTTTTAAAAACTTGTGTGACTTTTCTTTTGATGAGGAAGGTTTTAAACGTAATTCAAAAAAGAATAAGTTTTTTGATGAGCCTTTGGTTTTTATAAAAACAGACTATGTATTTCATGTTATAAACGATGTGATAAAAGAACCTGTGAGAATAATAACTCACAATAGTGATCTTTGTATAGATCAAAAATTCAAATCACTATTAGATTCTGAAAACGTAATCCATTGGTTTGCCCAAAACATATCGCTTGAACACTCTAAACTTAGCTCTATTCCTATAGGCATGGCAAATTCAAAATGGGCGCATGGAGACAAGGAAGCGCTACAGAACTGTATAAATAAAAACAATAAAAAAACAAATACAGTTTATGCTAATTTTACTGTTAATACTAATCCGCGAGAAAGAAGCCTTTGCTTGAATTCCGTAAAAAGAAATGGTATTGATTTTGTCAGTAATTTGCCTTTCGATAAATATTTACAGGAATTGTCTAAATCAATGTTTTCCATATCTCCAAATGGTAATGGTATAGATTGTCATAAAACTTGGGAAAGTTTATATTTAAAAACAATACCTATAGTTACAAAATCCATAAATTCATTACGATACTCTGATTTGCCAATTTTAATTATTGATAATTGGGATGATTTGGATAATATAGTTTTAAACAAAGATCTTTACAGCTCAGTAATTGGAGGCTTTGACATATCCGACTTAAATATAAAAAACTTTTTAATATGATAAAAAAAATCAAACACGGGAATAGTGGTATAGATGTCTTTGAATATAAAGGTCAAAAAGCTGTACAAAAATTTGGTGTAGAAAAAGCGTTTGATTTGCTTCACGATAAAAATAAAGAAAATCCATTTAGCAGAATAATTGAAATAGGTACTGATTTTGGTGGCTTGACCAATCTTATTGCTGACCTGGATATCAGTAAAGGTATTGATATATATACCTACGACATCAATCCTAATAGGTTTGTTTCTCATAATGATAAAATATTTTTTTCCAATGAAGATGTATTTTCTATAGAGGATAAGATAGCAGACTTGATTAGCTCTGAGGGCAGGACTCTACTCTTGTGTGATGGAGGAAACAAGCGTAAAGAGTTTGAAGTCTTTCATAAATTCTTAAAACCTGGAGATGTTATTATGGCTCATGATTATGCTCCTGATGATAAAACTTTCACAGAAAAATATGTAGGCAAGATATGGAATTGGTGCGAATTCAAAGATGAATATGCTGATTTTGAAGGCTTGGATCCTTATCTTCAAGATGTTTTTGGTAAATATGCATGGTGCATAAGAATAAAGAAATAGTTTATAAATGACTCCAATATTTGTAAATCACTATCCACCTCTTGTGGAGAGAAAGAAGTATCTATCTCCGTTGCTTACGGATGCTTTTTGGATAACAGAACCTACAAAAGAGAATATAGACGATAAAATAAAAGAAGAATGGTATTTGGATTCAAAGTCCGAATGGAATAAAAAATGTAAGCTTTTTAACGTTGGGAATAGTTATAGACAACTAAGCGATGGAAGTATATCTTGCTCTTTGGGTCACATCAAATCTTGGGAGTCTTTCTTAAATACAAAAAAACCATACGGCGTCTTCCTTGAAGATGATGTAGTTTTTGATTGTGATGACTTTCACAGTAAAGTCGAGGAGGTTTTAGAAAGCGGTCCAGAAGATATAGACGTTTTGTTTATTGGCGGTGGATTTAAACATGATGAGGTTGCAAAAACATCTTTAATTAAAAATAATAACTTTCACCTTAAAAATTCTCCAAATACAAACTGCGCTTGTTCCTATATTTTGAGTAGAAACTCAGCTAAAAAACTTTTGCAAACATGCAAACCGTTTACTTTGCCTATTGATTTTGAGTTGAATTACCTATTTTTTAAGCTAAATCTTAAAGTTTATCATTACATCCCATATTTTGTCAGGGAAGGATCTAAGAGTGGTAACTATAACTCTGTTCAAACTTGAAAAACCTTGAGTGGTTTTTATTATATTTCAGATGAAAAAAGTAATAATTACAGGAGTTACAGGTCAGGACGGAAGCCATATGGTGGATTATTTGTTGGCGAACACCGACATTGACATTATTGCTGGTGTACGTCGACTTTCTGTTAGAAATCACGAGAATATTAAACACCTAGCGAACAATGATCGCTTTAAGCTTATTGATCTTGATATAACTGATCAATCAAACGTTGATCGCGTTATCTCAGAAGAAAAGCCTGATTACTTTATAAACTTTGCTGCGAATTCTTTTGTCGGGGTTAGCTGGGATATGCCAGAAAACCACATGAAAACAAACTGTATGGCAGTACTATATCAGCTTGAGGCTATCCGCAAGCACTGTCCAGGTTGCAGATACTACAATGCTGGTTCCTCAGAGGAGTTCGGAGACGTTGTAACAGCCCCTCAGGACGAGACACACCCACTACGTCCAAGAAGCCCCTACGGAGCTTCTAAGGCAGCCGCTAGGCACTTGGTAAAAGTATGGAGAGAGAGTTATGATCTTTATGCTGTTCAAGGATGGTTATTTAATCATGAAGGAACAAGGAGAGGTGAGGAATTCCTTACCCGCAAAGTAACCAAAGGTGTTTCCAGAATCATTAATGAGATCAGAGACGGAGAAACACCCAAACCACTTGAGCTTGGTAATCTACAAGCCAAAAGAGACTGGTCAGACGCAGAGGATTTTGTTGCGGGTATTTGGCTAATGCTTAATCAAGATTTAGAGTTCCCAAAAGAATACGTATTAGCTTCGGGTGAAACATATACTATTCGTGAATTTGTTGAGGCTGCGTTTGGCTTTGCTGGATTTGGTGCAGAAGAGTGCCGTTGGGACGGTCGAGGTCTCGATGAAAAATACATGCACGGAGATCAAGTGCTTGTAACAATCAACCCTAAATACTATCGACCAGCTGAAGTTAGCTTGCTTCTTGGTGATCCTAGTCTTGCGGAAAAGGAAATGGGTTGGGTTAGAAAAACGGATTTCTATGGTCTCGTTAAAAAGATGATTGACAATGATCTAGATCTGTTGTAGTATCTACTACATGCCCAGAGGTAAAAAAAGATGCCCAGAATGTAATGTTTTTGTTGGCGTTAGATCATTAACTTGTGACTGTGGTTTTAATTTTGGAGAACCAACCAAGATTAAAAAACAAAGAAGTAAAGTCCCAGCGAAGCCTAAAATAAATAAAAGAAAAATAATTTTTCGACTTCTTAACGAACCAAAGTTCAGCAAGCGTATGTTTTACGCCAGAGAGATGAAGTTGCTCAATGACTTGTGCAACAGGTATTCTCTTGAATTTATGGATGTAGTAACTTTCTGGAAGAAGCTAGATTCACTTTCCTATCTCCTTAGTCCAAAACTCAAGGATACCATGGATCAAAAATGGAGAGCTTTCAATTACAAGCTTGACAAAAGTAAATACGAGCAGTATACTATTGGGCAGAAAACAGGTAAAGATAAAAATATTAAAAAACAAACAAAAACAACGAAAGACTTTTTAAATGAGTAGCGACACAAATTCAACAAATCTATTAAAAAACTTCTTAAAAAATAACAAAGAAGATCACTACAATTTTGAAGAAGAAATTGATTACAAAGTATCAAGCGGTTCTCTTCAATTCGACCTTCACCTAGGGGGTGGCTTTGGTCCTGGACTCCACAGATTTTGTGGCATGAATGAAGGAGGTAAAACCTCAGAGGCTTTGGAGGTGATGAAAAACTTCCTTATTACGATACCAAATTCAAAGGGTGTTTACTTCAAAGCTGAAGGTAGACTTTCTCCAGAAATGAGAAAGCGTTCTGGAATTAAGTTTGTTTTCAATGCTGATGATTGGGTAGAGGGAACTTGTTTTGTTTTTGAGTCTAATATATACGAAACAGTCGTGGACTTGATGAGACAACTCGTCGTTAATAACGAAGACAAAACCAAGTATTGTTTTGTACTTGATTCTGTTGATGGTTTACTGTTAAAGAATGACCAAGCTAAAGGGTTCGAAGATTCAGCTAAGGTGGCTGGAGGCGCTGTTGTTGCAGCTACCTTTATGAAGAAGATGTCTATTGCTCTAGCAAAAAGGGGTCATATGGCAATCTTTATTTCGCAAGTAAGAGCCGACATTAAATTAGACCCTTATACAAAAGCTCCAATCAGACAAACCAGCGCTACTGGAGGTAACGCGCTATTGCATTTTGCTAACTGGATCATTGAGTTTGAGCCAAGGTTTACCAAAGATATAATCTTAGAGAACCCATCAATCAAAAAGATGGACATGCAAAAAAACCCTCCTGTAGGTCATTTTGCGAATGTGACTGTAAAGAAGTCTCCTAATGAAAAAACCAATTCAAGAATTACATATCCAGTTAGGTATGGCAGGTCTGATGGCAATTCTATTTGGATAGAAAAAGAAATCGTTGATCTTCTCTTTGCATGGGAGTTTCTTTCTAAGAAAGGCTCCTGGATTAACATTACAGAAGATTTTGCTGATTTGTTAAAAGACAACAACTTCGAATTTCCAGAAAAACTACAAGGAGAACATAAAGTTTTCAAGTGTTTGGAAGACAGTCCAGAGCTATCTAAGTACCTTGTGGAATACTTCAAGAACGCAATCAACGAATTCTCATGAAATTCATAGATCCATTAGGTAAAGAACGAAACCTAAAAGGAGCTAAGAAGTATTTAATCAATTGGGAAGATAAAAGCAGAAGCAAGTTTCAAAAAAGGGTTAAAGACTTTTTAAAAGAATATTGGTGTAACGATATCGTTTTCGAAGAGTTTAGAATTGTAGGGACTAGACTGTCTCTTGATTTTTACAATGCGAACAAGAAAGTTGCAGTTGAGGTTCAAGGCGCTCAACACACCAAGTTTGTCAAGCATTTTCACAAGAATAGACTTAAATACTTAGAACAGTTAAAAAGAGATCAAAAGAAGCTTGACTTCTGCGATTTAAATAGTATAAAGTTGGTAGAGATTTATCCTAACGACGTAGTTAACGCATCTCTATTTAACGACCAAGATATACATTTATGAAAGAAGAAGAAATAGAATTTTCAATACCAGACAACTTTATAGATCAGCTTTACGAGTTCAGTGGTGGTGTTGATAAATACAAAGGCTTGATACTTGCAGTATGCACTGAGAATGGATCTCCTACTATCTATTCTAAATACGATTCTTCTATAGTCGAGTTGGGTCTCAAGAAGAGTATCCGTGATTTCGTATCCAACAGTGTTGAGATATTACCAAAAAACAAATAGAGTATGATTTATAATTTAGAATTAGAAAAGCAACTTTTGGCAGCCTTAATAAAGGAGCCTGATCTCTTTTGCGAGATTGCCAACTTTATCGATCATGATGATTTTTATTCGGAGGAATCAAACTTGCATAAGACAATCTTTACTATCGTAAAGCAAGCTATAGAATCTAGCGAAGATATAGATGAGGTAATTATTGCTCAAAGAATTTCAAGCATAGGTTTGTCTTTTGAAGATAAGCTAAACCCTTCTGATTATATCAAGTCCTTGGCGCTTAGAAAAGTCCCAAAGGGGAACCTAATCAAAACAGCCAAAGAACTTAAAAAGGTTTCAGTTAGAAGAGGTATATATAAAGCCGCTCAAGACATGGCTAAACAGATGAAGTCTGTTTCTCCAGAGACTACATATCATGAAATCATAGAAAAAGCGGATCATGTTTATAACTCTAGAATAAATCTTTATGAGATAGGTGAAGATGAACCCGTCAACATATATGACGAAATGGAGTATATGATTGAAGATAGGGGCAACAACCCTATTGAAGAGTTTGGCATGATGGGTCCGCATAAAAAAGTTAACGATATGTATGGATCTATATTAAGACCAGGAAACATTACTGTCGTCGTGGCTAGATCTGGTGTTGGTAAGACTCAGTTTTGTATGCACTATGCAACGCAAGTAGCCTCTGTGTATGATGTTCCAGTTTTGCACTTTGATAACGGAGAGATGAGTAAAGAAGAACTTATCATGAGGCAGTGCGCTTCTATTTCTGGTATACCGTCTCACTTATTAGAAAGCGGTAAGTGGAGGCAAGCTGGAGAAGAGGTGGTAACAAAAGTAAGAGAGACTTGGGCTAAGGTTAAAGACTTAAAGTTTTACTATTACAACGTAGGTGGCATGGATGTTGATTCAATGGTCAATACTTTGAAAAGGTTTTATTACTCTAAAGTTGGCAGAGGAAACCCTATGATATTTTCTTTTGATTATATCAAGACTACAAGCGAAGCTTCTGACAACAAGAACGAATGGCAGATCGTCGGAGAGATGGTTGATAAATTCAAGAAGTGTGTTCAAAAAGAAATCCTTCACGATGGAGAGCCTATTATACCCATGATTACTTCTGTTCAATCAAACAGGTATGGAATTACCAACAACAGAAACGCCCAAAACATTGTTGATGATGAGAGTATTGTTTCTCTTTCTGATAGGATTATTCAGTTTTGTTCTCACATGTTTATTCTTAGGAATAAGACCGCTGATGAAATAGAGTCTGAAGGAGGAAGGTTTGGCACTCACAAGTTAATCAACATCAAATCAAGACACCTTGGTAAAGATGTAGCTGGAGCGCTGGAGCCTGTTCAAATAGGAGATTCTTTAAGAAAGAATTCTGTTAACCTTGAATTTAAAAACTTCAATATTACTGAGCGAGGAGATCTTCGTGATATAGCTAGGTCTCTTGATGGTGACGCTGAAATTGATGAGTCTCAGGTTGATTCCCTACCAGATTTTCACAATGTCTAATATGAACAAACAGATCTTAGAAGAGCTTGGCTATAAACTGATTGATTGTGGCAACCATTGGAGAACTAGTGCCGTCTATAGAGATGGTGATAATTCGACGGCTGTTCAAATCTATAAAGATACTGGTGTATGGACTGACTATGTTGCTGAGAGTGGGCATAGACCACTCAAGCAGTTGATACAATTAACATTAAAGGGGGACCCTAAAAGATTAACTTCAGTACTAAAGTCCTTAGATTCTGAGCCTGACAGTTTAAAAGATTACAAACCAGATACATTAATAGAAATGGAAAAGATTTACGACGACTCTATCTTGGAAAAGTTATTTCCTAATTATAATTTTTACTCAAGAAAAAACATATCAGAACAAACCCAAAACTTTTTTAAGTTAGGTTTGGCTGGATCTGGGAATATGTATAGGAGGATGGTTTTTCCTGTGTATAACGAGCATTCCCAAATTATTGGCTTTTCTGGTAGGAGAGTAGACGATGGTAATTCGGCGAAGTGGAAACATATAGGCAAAAAAAACAACTGGGTTTACCCAGCTTACATACCCAACGAACAAACTGTAGATGATTTAATTACTGAATCTTGTGAGGTTTATCTGGTCGAAAGTATAGGCGATGCTATGTCTCTTTATGATCAAGGAATTAAAAATGTTTTGGTTATATTTGGTTTGTCAGTTAGCGCTTCTATTATAAGTTATTTATCGGGCAAAGAGATTAAAAAAATAATCATAGCTGGAAATAATGACTTTAATTCAGATATTAATAGAGGCTTAATGGCTTCAATTAAAAATTACCTAAAGCTCTCTAATTACTTTGACCTTGACGTTTTGTCTATCAAAAACCCCCCAAAAGGCTTTAATGATTTAGGTGATTCTCATGAATCGGAACAGGATTTAAAACTCTGGTCTAAGTCAGAGTTGGATTCAAAAAAACAAAGAGAATTCATTTTAGACTTTGTTTCCAAGCACGAAAGTAAGTTTTCTAAATCTCACATTAAAAAAGCAAAAAAAATAAATGAGTGAACCAATAACAACATTGTCGGCTAGTAGAATCAAAACAGCAGAAAGTTGTTCTTGGTTGTATTGGTGTAAGTATAAACTTAAGCTTCCAGATCGTAGTAATGATGGAGCCAGAAGAGGTTCTATATGCCACTTAATATTTGAAGTCTTGGGAGAATCCAGGAGAAGGAAGCACTTTGATAAGATTATCAAAACTTTAGATATATTTAGCGTACCTTCTATAGAAAGGCTCGTTATGAAACACGCTATCAGAGAAGGTATTGATGATGAAGAGAACGTTCAAATGATGAAGGAGATGACCCTTAATGGTTTGATGTATGACTTTTTTGGTAATACAGATCAAGAACCAACAGAAGAACACTCCGAAAAAGATTTCCACATTGTTGTTAATGACGGTACTGTTAAGTATAAGATAAGAGGTTTCATTGATAAGTTGTTTCTGTATCAAGATAAAAAGTTTGCACTTATTAGAGACTTTAAAACAAGTAAGGAAACCTTCAAAGGTAAGGATGCCGAAGATAACATGCAGGATTTGATGTATAGTCTTGCGGTAAAACATTTGTTCCCAGAGTATGAGAACAAGCAGAGTGAGTTTTTATTCTTGAAATTTGATTTAATACCAGATGTAAAGAAGAGTGGCGTAGTCAGAATGGAGCCTTTGGACGAACATGATCTACATGGTTTTGAGCATCATTTGACCGAAATTCAAAACTACTTAGACAACTTCAACGAAGATTCTGCCACTAAAAATATGGCGGCTTATAAAGGATTCCCAGAAGATGGTTCTTTCAGTTGTAAACTCTTGTGTGGTTTTGCAAAAGAAAAAGGACAACTTAAAAAAGACGGAACACCAATGTGGCACTGCGGAATGAAGTTTGATTTCTTCTATTACGACATTAAAGATTCTGATGGTAATTTTGCCAAGTCTTGTTTTGATGATGAGTTTTCTGAAGACATGGTTCCAGAAGGAGGCTCTTATGAGCTTAAACACTATCCTGGTTGTCCTGCTCATAGATAATAATATACATTTACTCTTGACTGAGTATATTTATTTGTTATCATTGGGTTGTGATGAAGCCCATATTCAAATCAACCTATTCTATAGGTAAAAGCATATTAACAATCGAAGAAATCATTCAGATATGTAAGGATAAAGATTTTAAAAACCTTACTCTGGTTGAGGACAACCTTACCAGTTTTATGAAGGCGTTTCACGCCTGTTCTAAAAACGAAATAGATCTAACATACGGTCTTAGGATTACTATGTGCAACTCTATGGACAGCAA